GCAGCTGCTTTTCCTCTTGGACAAAGTTTACCCATTAATAACCTCTCATTGCTATTTTAGGTATGCCTCTCATAAGGCCGCCTTTAAATTTTTTAACTCTTCCACCCTTTTTAAATGAACCCTCTTCCGATGAAATGTCTTCAGGAACATAAGGTACCTCTGCAGATCCAACTTCTGTTGGATCTAAAATTTCCATAACTACACCAACCCCTGGAATTGCTTTTAAACCTTTTTTAGCCATGCGAGTGGCTTTTTTAATATTTTTTTGTTTTTCTATGTCTTCCTCACTTGTTAATCCTGCTCTTCTAGCTTTTGCAATAAATTTTTTTCTTGTTGGATCATATTTAGATTCATCATATTCACCTACATTACTTCTAGGTTCATCTGAAGTTTTACTTTTAAGAGCTCTAGCTAGCTCTTTAAATTTTTCTGTTTTCTCTTCTCCAGTCAAATTTGATTTAGATAATTTTGCAAAAGGATTTTTTTCAGCCATTAAATACCTCTTTGATTTTTATTAAAAATATTTTCTTTTGCTCTTGGTCTTGATTGTCTTTCTAAACCTTGTCTTTTTTCAAGAAGAAACCAATCGCGATCTCTAATAATTCTAAATCGTTCTTTTAAAAAGTCTCTCCAGTTCATTATTTTTTACCTTTTTTTATCATGCCACCTTTTTTCTTGATGACGCCTCTACCTTTTAGAATATCTTTAAAAGTTACTTTTCCATCACCAGTTAAATCAGGGAAACCTTTTTTATTTTTTGCTTTTCCACCCTTCATCATAGCTGATCTTGGTCGTATTCCGTAATCGTTTCTCATTTTATCTCCTTATCCGTTTTCTTGTTCTTTGTTTACTACAGGTCTATTTGCCATTGTCCTTGCAACGGATTCAGCAGATCTACCTATTACATAACCTCCGAGTCCAACATTCAATAATGTCCAAACATCGCCAGGTAATTCAAAAGAGATAACTGCTCCTGTGAATACTTTTATAACTGGTCCTATAACATAATTCCATACTAAAATAAAGATTAATACATACATCAGAAGTGGTCTCCAAGATGATGCAAACCATCCTGCTTTTGCTTCGGCTTCAATAATTTTAGCTGCAGCCGTTAGTTCTTGTGTATGAGATTGTAATAATTGAGTTTGTAATTGAGCTTTTAACTTTTCTTGTAAATCTTTATCAGGAACAGCTTTTTCAATAGTATTAAATAGAATTTTAGCAAGAGGTGCAACTGCTCCTAACATTTGCAACATAATTTAGTACCACTTCGCTGATCTTTTTTTCTCCGGAAGCATCGCCCGTTGACCACCAACAGGGACAACTTGAGTTTCTTGTGGATTTGAAACTTCAACATCAATTCCACCTTTTAAAAGACCGTCAGGTTGAGTAAATTGTGAGTGATCAACTAGATTTCCATACTCTGATCGTGAAGAATTTTCAGTTTTTAACACTGCTCCACCTTTAGCCATAGGCTTTCTAGACATATCAGCTTCAGAAAGTGCAATTGCAATCGCTTGTTTAGGATTTTTTACTTTTTTAGAAGACTTACCAATGTTAAGTTCTCCTTTTTTGAACTCTCGCATTACTTTAGCAACCTTTTTTTGTCCTTTTTCTGTTTTCATCATAATTAAATATACCTTTTTTTGTTAATATTAGCAAATTGTTGTTTAGCTATAGAGGTTGCGGACCTTAGTTCAGCTAAATCTTCGTTTTGTTGTAGTTTTTCTTGCGCATTTACTTGATTCATCATAGCTCTCATCTTATCTAAGTTAATTCTTTCCTGTCCTTCTTGTTTTTTTCTAGAGTTTTCTTGAGCTTGTAGATCAAGTTCCCTAGATTTTAAAGCAGCAATAGGATCATTATCGAATTGAGAAACTATTTTCTTCTCTTCTTTCATAAATTCATCCATCATTTCAGCTATTAAAATTGCTTTTCTAGATTCCATCTTCATTTGAAACTCTTGAACTTGAGATTGAACAACAGGATTTTGCAAAGCTTGTGGATCTTGAGAAAACATTTGTATTTGTTGTAACTCTTGTGAAAATTCTAATTCTATCTGTTCTAAAGCCATTAAAGAAATATGTTCAAAAATATTTTTTTCTAATGAACCCATAATTACAGGATTATTTTTTGCTATATTTGTTGCCATGAAATTTAAATGTGCAGTCATATGCGCTCTGTGATCTTGTCCTCTAAAAGCTTGAAACGGTTGACCACCTAAAGCATCAATATGTTCTAATGCTGGATCTTTTGGCATGGGTGGTTGTGGTTGAATTAAAATTTTATCTATATCTTTAACTCCAATAGCTTCATACATTTTTCTGTACGCTTCATATAAGTTATGAATTTGTGGATTAGATTGAGCTAGTTGTAATTGTGTTTGTGCTAAATTAATTCTTTGTGTTTGTGAAAATATATTTGGATCAGCAATCGGTAATATATCTATTCTATCATCAAAATCTGTTTGCTTAATTATTCTTTGACCACCAATAACATCGTATGGATATTCTGCAGGTAAATAAATTTTAAATACTTTAGATAATAATTTAAATTCTTGTTTTAGAGCCGCATATATTCTTTTATGAATAGCAGACATTGTTCTACTACCACGTTCTAGCAAAGCTATGGTCGTGCCCACTGCTGCTTGCTGGTTCCCATCCCCTACTTGCATATCAGCAATTGATGCAAAACGCTGACCTGCTTGAACCACGACCCCCATAAGTGATAACAATGTCTGTGACGGTTCTTTAAATGGTAAAGGCATAAATGCATCACGCAAATTTCCGCCTGGTGCATCTACATCTCTAAATTCACCTGGTTGTAGTGGTTGTGCATCATCTCTTACACGTATACCTCTCATCTTAAATCCGGCTGGCAGGTTAGATAACGTGCCGGCGTCTAACAGCTGTCTTAAAGCCGAGGTCGCTGTTCGTGATAGTCCACCTATCATGTGGATTAGACCAAAACCATAAAAGCCAAGTCCAGGTAAAAATTTAAAATGTACAAAGTATTGTATTTTTTGTTTTCTTGGATCTGCTATTTCATAGTTTCTTCTGATAGATAAAATTTCTCTTGACCCTTCTTCAATAGTTACAATGTATGGAAGTTTAATTCCTGTAGGTTCTCCATTTCCATCTTTATCTTCAAAACCCTCAAGATCAATATTTACGTGACATTCAATCAAAGTAAATATATCTTCTTCTCTTCCTTTTCTAACCCCTTCTATTTCACGTTCTTTTTGTTTTAATTCTGATTCATCATTCATTGAGGGAGATAGTTCAATGTCTCTATAAAATCCTGCCACTTGTTGTTTCTTAAGATCATTAGAAGATATTTTAATTACATGCATAACCGCTTCTGCATCATCTAATGACGTTGCAGAGTATGGAACAATTAAATCTTCAGCTGGAATAAATTTTGAAACCGCTCTTCCAATTAAATCATCATAATAAACTTTTTTAAATGTAGAACCTGATAGCGGTAGGTAAAATAACATTTGATCAAACTCTGGTTCATATTCTTTCATGACATCCATAATTTGATAATTCATAAAATCTTTTACTCTATGAGCTTGATCTTCTTTTTCTCTAGATGGAACTCCTAATATTTGAGTTCTTACAGGACCATCTGCAGGTAATAATTCTTTATATGCTAATGCTTGAAATTGCGTAACTGCTTCTGAAAGAACAGGATGAGTTACACCACTTGCTCCTTGAAACGGCTCTGTTCGTCTTTCATATTTAAATCCTAAAAGATCAAGACCATTGGTGTATGCCATTTCCCAATCCTGTCGTGATTCTTTATACTCTATAAAATTATCATATAACTCTGACCCAAGAGGAGCAAGAATATTATCAGGAAGTAATTCTGCTAAATTTGAAAAATGATTTTCAGAGTCAGGTGCATTAAATGCTCCTGGTTCAAAATTAATTTCAACTCCTCCATCTGGAGTTGGAGTTATTTCTGTGCTTTCAATAGAGGGTTTTTCAAGTTCTGTTTCTAAAATCTCTACGGCAGATGCCGCTGGATTTTCAATCTCTATTGTTTGACGTACTTCGTTTGGAAGAGCTTTGTCTATATCTGCCATAAATTTTACCTGAACTAATCAGTTTAACTTGTTTTAGTGGAACTTTCAAGCCTTGTGGAGTAGGTCCTGATAATGGTGGAATCGTTTTTGTTAAACGTTTCATTAATAATATGTCCTTTCTTTATGTTCCAATTTAGAATCTCTATAATCTTCTGGATGAGAAATCAAGCCCCCTTGTCTAAATCTCATCACTGCTTGTGTGGTAGAATCTACTAAATCATCATACTCTCCAAATGGAAAAGCAGCACACTCTTCAATAACCTCTTGTGCGAAGTCTTTTGATTTCGGAGCCCACACCATTCCAGATTCAAAAAGAGGAGCCACAGAGTTTATTCTTGAGTGTTTATCATTTCCTTTGTTTGGACTATAGCTGATCACAGGAATGCCCATCTGTCTAAGTTCATAGGTAAGAGGTAGCCCTGATGCTTTAGCCTCAATCAACACAGTTTCAGGATTCCAATAATTATATTGTTGATACGCAACACGTTTAAGTTCAGGAAATTCATATCTACCTTTTACTGCATCTAATAAAATTAATTGCTGTGGTGAGTCTTCATTTAATCTAAATACACCCCACGTGGTTATAGCAGAATAGTCAGCAGTTTCTTTTTTCATGAACGCCGTATCATAACTTTGTATAACATGATCCAGTTGTGGAATATACTCCTGTTTCCAATCTCTCCACCATTCTCTTTTAATGATTGAGCCTTCTTCTGATGTCGGGTTCTGCATGTATTGAGAATTCCATTTTGAAGTACTAACTGATGCTTTTACTGTTTCGAGGTCCTTGAGCTTCCAATATTCTGGCCAGCACGGATTTCCATTTGGCATGATCGCTGGAAATTCTATGAGCTCCCACTGATCTGCTTTTTCTTGTGACATCTGTGCTTTTAATAATTGTGCAGTTAAATCTTTTGTACTCCATCTGGTCATAACTAAAATAATACGACCCCCTGGTTGCAGACGCTGACGTGGTCCTGAAGTGTACCATTCATAGACACGATCAAAAGCTGTGGCTGAATAAGCATCTTGTTCGGAATGTGGATCGTCGATGATTAATAAATCAGCACCCCTACCGGTTACCGCACCTTGGACCCCGACTGCGAAGTATTCGCCACCTTGATCCGTTTCCCAACGTCCAGCTGCCTTTGAATCTTCTTGAAGTCTTGTGTTAAAAATTTCTCTATATTCTTCAGAGTCAATTAAATTTTTTGTCTTTCGACCAAAACGAACTGCAAGTTCTGCCGTGTGTGTTGCTTGTATAATTTTTAATTTAGGATCATTGCCAATCATCCAAGCAGGTAAAAAATAAGATGCGAATTCTGATTTAGTATGCCTTGGTGGCATGTTAATAATTAATCGTTTAACTTCACCAGATTTTAATTTATTAAATTGATCTGATACTTTTTTATGATGGAACCCTTCTATAAAGTCAGGCCAAATAAATTTTACGAACTCTAAAAAATCAGAACGGATCTTGGATATTTTTTTCTTTTTATGAGAATTTAATATATCTAATTTTAATTGTTTTCTGACGCTTGGATCAGCTATTTGATTTATTTTTTCTATCGTAAGCATAATGTTTATTATGGTACCAAAAAGTTTTTACCATGTTTATATGTGTAAATCCAGCAGTAAAGGGTATACATTAGGATCCCTTTTTTTGTTTTTACCCCTCCCCCCATCTAAGATTAAAGGTAATTTAGAATCCCTCTGGGTTATTCTCTGGGTGGGTCCCGCCCACATGTGTTTAGTGCAACACAACTAAAAGGTTAGTTTTATACCACTACTAATAGTGTGTTAAATATGCAACACACAAATCAAGTGCATTATTTTATTTA